AATTACATTACTTCGTATAATGTGTACGAAGATTATGTTACATAGCTGATTTGCAATGATATTTCTCACATGCAAATCAGCGTTATTTAACATCAATCTTCATTATGCGAAGTTGATGGGCAAGGGGGCTTGTTTATATTTTGATCACCACTTTTAGTTTTTTGTTTCTATTTTAACGTTTCCATCTCTTGTCACTTCTATAAATCCATCAAGCAAAGTCTGCTTAATTATTTCGTGAAATATTTCTGTGTCACGTAGTGGCTTTTTCCCAGCTTTCACTAGGTCTCTATTAATTTTCAAAGCAACTTCATTTAGTGCTTGTTCTTCTTCGTCTGTAAATCGAAATGTCTTAGCCATTACATATTCCTTTTAAAATCACTTAATTCTAAATGAATTTGTGATTAGTGCTTGTGTTTATATGTGATTTGTGGTTTTATCCGCAATTAATGATTTATAAATTTGTGATTTATAAAATGGAACAAGAACAAGCTTTCGAGATCGTAGCCAAGATTATCCACGACAGAGGAGTGGAGCTAATCATCGGTGGAAACCCTGCCTTTGAGACTGAATTTGTCTTATTTCATATCGAAGCAACTATGCACCAGTGGGGCTATAAGAACCCAAAGGTTGCTGCTTACTGTGACGCTATCAAAGCCGAAAACGATAATTTCAGAGCTATGGGGATTTGCTAATGGATAAGTACAAAAAACAACCAATCCCCACTGTTTTATCGGGGGGAATGAAAAAGGAAGCAGTTGGAACCCCCATTAATAAGATGGGGGTAAAGAAATTCGATACTCGTCCACAAGACGCCGATCTCCCGTACCAACACAATACGCTATATACCATTCCTCATACTCATATGATCATGACCAATGATGGCGTGAAGCATATTGAATACAGAATGCCTGCCGACAATGAAATTGCTGTCATTGACTGGGTTAATTTCACAATCGGCTTAGAGTCTCTCAGTGATACCTTATGGCAAGAAGATGAATATATCCTTGAATCAAGCCGTTGTACGGCTGCGATTGACATACTTGATCCAATCTTAGAGCACATATTTGGATTCAATACGACACATTGCCGTAACAGTGGTCTGAATTTCTATAACCAAAGCTATGTATTAGGTGAAGACTTTGGTTTTGTCTGCATTGGTGGTCAACGTAATACAATTCTGATCATGATCAATGGTCGTGGCTGTAATTTCGCTAAAAGTGGTTGGGAATTAAGACTTTATCACTTCTTAGTGACTCAAGCTAAACGAGCGAAATTAACCCGTGTAGATATTGCACATGATGACTTTGAAGGTAAAAACATCAGTGTAGATTGGGGCAATATGCAAGATGGGCTAGGTGGGTTTCAGCTTGGTAATCGTGCACCAAACATCGAGCATAAAGGCAATTGGCGTAGACCAAACGGCAAAGGACGTACTTTATGCATCGGTAGCCGTGATTCAGGTAAGTATCTGAGATTGTATGAAAAAGGTCGTGCTGAGGGTGATCCTGACGACAACTGGCAACGTGCTGAGGTCGAATTTAAGTCTATAGATCGCATATTGCCGTTTGATATGCTACTTGCACCATCTGAATATTTTATCGCTGCTTATCCATGTTTCCGTGATCTAGCAGAACATATACAGCCTGAACGTATTGAAACCATTACGAAAACGGCTCAAATCAATTTCCAAAATGCTATTGAGAATATCAAGCATCAATACGGGAAATACATCAACGTCTTTAAAGACGTATTCGAACCTGAAGAACTCATCAATTTAATTTGTTGCTCTGATCCGCTTGCATTTCCCAAGCGACTCGATCATGTGCTTATAACTGCTCGGAGAATGTAATGCATACATCAACTGTAAAGATTTTAGGTGCTAAAGCCGTTGATTTCAAACCCGATGATAAATCGGGTCGTCACTATGATCATGTTGCTTTGTACTGTGAGATTCCAATGGATTTAAGTACTGGCATGGCTATTGGTAACGGCTGTGAGACGTTTAATTGGCAAGACTCTAGCAACATGGCTTTGTTACGTCAGTTTAAACAATCTGACTTTCCAATTACTGCCGATATTACGTTTGACATGGTGACTACTGGTAAAGCTATGAAGTACGTAGTTGTAGACGTGAAGTTACCAACGCCACCGAAAGCAGCAGCATAAATAACAAAAAGCCTTTGTATATCAAAGGCTTGAATTACATTACTTCGTATAATGTATAATATGTCAATTAAATCAATAACTTAGGAAATTTTAAGTATGAATATAACAGCAGTATTGGGGGATAATCAAGCGGAATGTCCTAAATGTTATTCCTATTTTCACGCTCAATATTTGTCGATTCATATGACTAAGTGCAAAGGATAAAAGGATTCGGCGATGGTAGTTGATGACTGCTCAGTGACAACGGTTATAGATGGCATTAATTATTGCATCGTCGTTCTACATCAACAGTCTTGGATGGATGAACTAAACAGCTTACCACCTGAAAAGGTGATGGCTCTCATTACTTCAACGGCTTTGATTTGGTACGTAGCAAGCGCGGTGCGTATCCAGCTGCAAGTTCTCGCGCATGATGAAACTAAGGAGACATGACATGTCTGATAAAAAACAAAATCCAACCTTTGAAAAGGTTAAAAACGCTGTACGCAATACAGCATTAACAACTGGTGTGATTATGGCAACTACAGTAGCTGCCCATGCTGAGGAGGCAGCAGTATCAGTTGATTTAACAACTGGTCTAGCAGGTGTTGCTGTTATTGGTGGAATTATTGCCTCAGGTGGTTTAAAAGCTGTTCCAACATATGTTGCTTGGGGTGTTCGCAAAGCACTCTCAATGCTTCGTTAATAACCCAAAAATGCGGGGAGGAACGCCCTACGGGACGTACCGCACCCGCATTTTTACAGGGGTAAATAAGCATGACTATGTATTTTATATTCGTATTTGTAAGCGCGCTTTGGATTGTTTACAGGTGATATGATGATTAGAAAATTTATAATAATCTTATTTTCTTTATTCATTTTTGTTGCATCATCTGAAAGTTTCGCAGGTGCTGCTGAAAAGTGGGATTATGAAGTAAAACCCGATACAAACCAAAAACTTGAATTAAAAGGTCATCAAGTCGACAAATACGGCAACCCTGCAAATGACTATCAATATAAAACGAAGATAGACCCCAAAATACCTGAAAACAAAATAAAAATGGGTACTGTAGCAATCTCTAAACTTCTAAAAAAAGCAAATTGGGCGATCACAGGCGTTGAACTATTTCAAACATTCTTAGAGGGCATAGATTGGGTTATTGATCCTGCTGCTCAGTCAATATGGCGCTTCAAACCAGTTGAATATAACACTCCCGGCTGTGTTGGCTCAGGTTACGTTTTTCAATATCAAATTGGCAATTATCGAAATTGTCCTATCGATGCAGTCCAATACACACTCAACGAATGGTCAAAAAATGGTGCATCATATGAATTTGTAAAGTGGGATACATATTTTGAAGGCATTCCCGACAAATTCACAGTTACATTAACCGTTGGCAATTCTGTACAAACGATGCCGAACCAACAATTAAACAGAAAAAAAGACCCTAATGCAGTACCGCTTGAAAAAGAATATTTAACTCCAGAAACGGCTGCGGATTATGCTAATCATACGCATCCTGATTTTACTGATCCTAAATATGCGCCTAGAGCTGAACCACTTTACAAGCCTGAAATGCAGACAGAGTTATGGAAGCCTCACAATGATTGGGAATATGAAAACAGTCCTACTGTTGATGAAGCAATAAAACAATTAGAACAAGCTAGTCCTGAACCTAAAGATGACACAATCAAAGAAAATGAACCTGATCCTGACACGGGTGCTAAATCATTTTCTTTGCCTGCATTTTGTAGTTGGGCAACCAGTGTTTGTGAGTTTATAGATTGGTTTAAAAAAGAACCTGATTTACAAGATCAGGAATTAGATATTGATGAGCAAATAGTTAATGACTACCAGTTTGAGCAACACGTTTCATTTGGTGCTTCATGTCCATTTTCCCCACAGTCTGCTGTTATAGATTTCGGCGTTGGCTCATTTTCAATGGATTATGATTTTACAATTGCCTGTGATATTGCATCAGACATACGATCTTATGTTATCGCTATTAGTCACTTGGCTGCTTTGCTTTTCTTGGCTTATGCAATAAGGAACGGCAATGGGTAGATTACTTGCGATCATCTCGGAATGGCTATTAAAAAATGGCGTTCAAAAAGTCCTACTAGGTACGGGCTTATCTGTTGTGAGTTATCTAGCTGTATTGACTGCTTTCCGTGCTGCCTTTGACTCTCTAATTAATTCAACTCATTCAATCCCTGCAAATCTTCTAAACCTACTAGGTTTAGCAGGTGTGGATTCTGCATTGAGTGCATTTATCTCCGTTGCTGTCTTTGTCATTAACTTGAGAAGCGGAAAGCTCGCATTGAGGAAACTATAATGTTTTTTGAACAAACAGAACCAGGCGGAACGCTTAGATTGACATGTGGTGCTTTTGGTTCAGGAAAAACCTATATCACTGTAAAGCACGCTGAGGAAGCAAAGAAAAGCGGTATTTATAGAAAGATATATTCAAATATTCGGGGGCATGCTGAGCTTTGCGAAGGCATTACACCGTTACCAGATGACTGGCGTGAATGCGAACCTTACAGCCTGATTATCATTGATGAAGTCCAGTCTTATGAGAAGTTTTCTTTGTACTTCTCTAAGCGCAAGGACGAAGAAATTGTCGATATTACAATGATGCGTCATAATCATCATGATATATGGATGACTTCACCCGATCCGGGTTGGGTTAATACTGCTATCCGCAAATTAGTGAATTTATACATCTTCTGTGAAGCTACTGGAGACAAGACTTCTAAAGCTTGGTGTTTTACCCGTGCGAAAAATGAAGTCACTAAAACCATCAAGCAAACTGCACATGATGAATTTACATTTAGCATCGAAGAAAAGTATTACAGTCTCTACAAATCCACAAAGGACGGCAAAGCTTCAGGACGTGCGTTTCATCGCAACTGGAAGCTTATTGGTTTTGTACTAGGTTTAGCATTTGTTGTATTCATTGCCATTCTGTTAATGGGCTATCTAACGAAATCCACGAAGTCAAATGTCGATGCGCTAGTTGATGAAACCAAGAAAAAAGGTCAAGAACAAGGCGCTAAAGCTATTGAAACTGATCCATTCGCAGCAGCAAAGCAAAATCACCTAACAGATGTGGATTGTAGAAAAGGTGTGAACGTAGACAAACCTGAATGCATCGAGTACTTCAATCGCATCAGTCGCACAGGTGAATCTGTTGGCGTTGCCTACAATCCATCAAAACCTTATGAAGATTCTGAAATACAAGACAATTTGACTTACCAAGTGACAGCAAAGCCTGTATTCTCAGGATGTATGAAAACGGGTTCAAAGTACCAAGCCTATACTCAACAAGGTACTAAACTTGATGTCTCACAAGCTGATTGTGAACGTTTAATTCAAGACAATGATCGTCCTTTTAATTACTTCGCTTCATCGTCAAAAGAGCAAATCAAAGGCTTTGACCAGGCTAATGATAAATCTATTGCAAACAATGCTTTATAAGAAAAGCAAAAATGTCAAAATTGTCAATTGAGGTATTCCAATGACTACTTACGAAAGCCTATCTATTGCTTGCATATTGTTTTCTGTGTTCGTGTATTTCAAGTTTGTACATTCGTTTGTTATGTCAAAGCTTCTTGATTTTATAAAGTAGTGTTGCTTTCTTCTGTTCTAGGTTCTGAACTCGAGTTTTTGATTCAAATAGCGAAGTCTTTTGAATTAAAAACTGAGTATAAAAAATATTAAATAAGGTGATGTATTGGGATTTATTGATTGGCATTTTGTTACAGTGCTCGATTATCCCGGAGAGATCTGCAGCTGAATAAAAATGAATCTAAGTTATTGATAGTTCGTTGGAGTAGAAAAAATGGATTGGCAAAATATTACACCTCATTTGTTATTTATAACTTGGTACGCTGTTTTACTGTATTTTTTCGTCAAAGATAATCAAAAAAATAATGCTGAGATTTCGCATAATGT